TTTCTGTCCAGGTAACGTAACGGTTAGCACTCCTACTGTCATGTCATTGCCAAAGTAATGCTTTGCCACTTTCAACCGTTCCTTAATTTCATGCGCTCGTTTCCCGGCTCTCTTTCGTTCGCAACTCGGGCAGGCAAGCCAGCGAGCGCACTTATGCTTCCAGGCTTCGTCAGGCCTTCCTAGCCACGCTCCTTTACAGATCGCTAGCCCAACTTTGTCGTTGGACCTGTCAGCATTGCTCGAACTAAATGACATCATTTTCTTACCGCCATGAGGCGTCCTAACAGAAAATAACATTTAGCAAGTTCGGTATACAAACAAGTAGAAAAGAAATTTCTAACATTAAACAAACTTATCCAAATGGAAAATACCAAAAGGATAAGGCACAATAGGTTTACCAATTGTTGAACTCAACAAAGTTGTAGATGTCTGCGGCATCAAAGATGCCTGGCTCCTTGCGGCAATGCGCCCTCGTTCCGGGCGCTCCGCAGCGGATACCATCTGATAAGGAGATAGAAGTGAGGTGAGGTCACACTCAACAATATGTCCGCCTATTTCGAAAAACGAAGTCAGACAATCCACTCCTCTTCGCATTCTACGCACGTATGTTTGTAAATGCCATAATCAACGATCTCATAGGATTCGTTGTCTCCTGATCCACAGCGTGGACAAGTTTCTGTCATCAATATCGCTTCCGATAAGTACGCTTTTTCGTAACCTTTGCAGCGACCAACTTTTTCGTAGACTTACGTTTGTTGGTGTAACGGTAACGCATGAGCTTACCATTCTTTTTGAAAGTCTTGCCGTAGTTGTATTTTGGCATTATGCACATACTCCTGCAGCTTTCTCTGATAAGTAGGTTGTAGCACCGATAAGGTGCCCGATAGCAACCAGTACCAAATACTCAATTCGATTATTCTTAATGTGGTCCAAGACAACCACAACTTTGCTCGCTGTAAGTGCCGCATCGGCAGCAGTTTTTCCAGGTATCATGTTTCACATCTCCGTCATAGGTTCACACAGATATCCACGATGGTTACCTGGTATGAGATCAACTTGTAAAACCAAGTTTGCATTTTCACCAGAAGGTGCCCAATCCAATCGGATAAGGCCGCAAGGGAAATTTCCACCTTTCAAACGTGTAATACCAACGTTAGTAGTGTCAGAAGTTGCATAGATTTGACCAAAATCATGCCATTCAAGACCTGTCAATTGGTTTGCACCACCGGGGTACATAGTATCAACATGTACACCATCGTTTTCGAACGGATAAGGTGCAATAGTATTCTCAGTAATCATATCTTCAAGAACGTCTGCAGATTGATCAGTTCCTTCATTAAAAATCGCTTGCATCCAATTTTCCGGAGTACCGCCACCAATGTCAGGAGCATCGGATGGTGTGTTTGGATCTGCAATATTAGGCAGACCTCGAGAAGCTGCATATCCTTCAATAAGAGATAATGCATCAAACCCTGTTGCTGCTGAAGTACCAGGATAACTGGCACCAGTTGCAACGAACTCACGTTCGACAGTATCACCAGGTTGGAAAGTACCTGCAGGTGAAACCAATGGAATGCTTGCCTTGGAAGATTCCCATTCACCAGCAGTAGCAACCTGTGCAATACCAGTTGATGGAATAGAATAAGGCAATAAATTAGCACCAAATCCAAGTTGGTGGTGAGCAGAATCTGCATAAATCTTGAAATCCAAGAACTTTGGACGAACAGACTGAGTTTCAGCCAATGCTTCGTTGTTCATTTTGGTCCAAGTACGAAATGACTTTTCCCAAGAATTAGACATAACCCAAGTATTAGGCAACTTGGAAATAGTAATGTTACCGGCTTGCAAAGAAGTTACTTTGAATCCAGCAACAGCCCAATTAATTCCTTGACGATAAAAACGCCGATTCAATAAACTTGCAACCTGTGATAGATCAATATACGATGTAGCAGCACCACTACCGGGTGTTACAAAAGTAAATGTCTGAACTGCAGGTTGTATCTTGTTACCTTTTCTCGAGTAACTTCTCTTCGCCATAGTTATCTGGTAACAAATCAATCTTATATTGATTACGGCCAAATGGCCTACTTAATCGAGGATTAGTAAACATGAACTCCTCAACTTCGGGCATCATGTGCTTAGGCGCTTTGAACGGTTTTGTAACATACGCAACCTTAGAGCTGTATTTGATAATCTGATCCAGCTCATGTGGCTCGCAATAATCTAACGTATATCGCGCACCATATCCAAGTTTAGCCAAGGCCGAACAACTACGTCCCTTGTTTTCCTTCTGAAGGAGCAATTCTCCTTCGACTTCTACGTGCGTACTCGTCTCCTTCAGACGATCTAATTTCTCGGGTCCGAAAAATAAACTGTGCATATGCACATTCCACCAACTCTTGTTGTTGTTGTACGTGAACTCAAGAAAATGAGTCCCTCCATCAGCACCCAGTCCATAATCCGTATGTCCTTGTTTCATGTGTTTCCCACAAAGCAACCTGTTCATGCCACGCATAGAGTGCCATCCCGTAAGTCCGGGCAAGGTTGTCCTGTCCACAGCATAGTCATACTGTTCTTTCAGAGACTTGAAGCGAATACCGCTTTCATGTTTCTGTCCAGGTAACGTAACGGTTAGCACTCCTACTGTCATGTCATTGCCAAAGTAATGCTTTGCCAC